AGACCTTGAAAATTGGTTGCAGTTTCTTTTCCACCAATTTCTTGATGGTGGCCTTGATGTCAATCTCAAAGCCTTCAAGTTCACTCACATCCCTCCATGTCGCATACTTCGTAGGAGGGAGTCCCAACGGAGCGTGAGACACATAGACATACGGCACGCTGTCTCCAACGGAGAAAGCCTCACCGTCCATGTGAGTGTTGTAGTAGAGCGCGGCTTGGGCCGCGGCAGTCGTGCTTGGAAAGACACCGATGCGCGTTGACTGACTGATGTCCTTCACTTCAAATTCGCCACGCCTCAAAGGAGCGACCATTTTGAGAACAGTCTCGCGCACTTCGGATTCATTACCGCCCTTGCAAATGAGAGTGAGGGCTTCTCGCTCGCTGTTTTTGCTGATGGGAGCAAGGTTGCTTCCCTTCATGAATCGCGCGCTTTTCCATTTGCCTTTGTCGGCTTCGGGGTATGCGACGATGCCAGCGTAGAGGTTCTTGCCAGCAAACAGCCAGTAGGGGATGTAAGCCTCAAGTTCGGCCACCAATGACTTGTTGCCCGTTTGTTCTTGGACAACATCAGTGATACGCGCGGCCAAGGTTTCAGCATCCTCAAGCGGCACTTGAATGAAAGCAGAGTCGGTGAAACCGTAGAGGACATTGTAGCCCATGTTGGTTGCCACCGAGTCAAGAAGTGAAATGCATCGCCGTCCTTCGGAAAGGATGGTCTCAGCAATATCCATGTCAGCCCAGCCATAGCCAGCGTGCGCCGTCATGCCGTATAGTGACGCCATGACGCGCTTAATTGCCGATTGGGTAGTATTCCATGCGGCGCGCTGTTGTTTTGTCTCAGCATCGCGCATGTTCTGTTTACAAACATCACGGTATTCAAACAAATAATCAACGATTTGAGGAAGAACGCCCTTCTCGGATTGGTCCCAATAGGTTCCGTTCTCCAACTTGATGATGTTCTCACCGGGTCCGTCTCGCTTCGTTTCCCATGATAGATTGAACCCAGTCATGAGTGATGGATACAGCCCTTTGTAATCAATGACGGCGACATCCTCATAGAGACCCGGCTCTTTCAAAATGAATTCAGCGCCTTGTAGGTCGCGTCGCTCTGCTTGATACCGAGACGGTGCCTTCTTCTTGGTCCTGCGTGAAATTAAACCGCGCGCAAAATTTGAGACATTTGCCACGGACTTGAGCGATACGCCAGTCAAACGAACCATTTCAACGAAGAAGTCAGTGACATTGCGAGCCTCGTCAATGCCTTGTAGCAGAACGGTGTCAAGCAAACAGTAGTCAACGAATTCATCCCAATACTCATACCATCCGTTGTGAACGGTCATGCCTTCAATGTCCTCGGTCAACTTGGAGCCGAGACCGAGTGTTTCAGCAATAGTATTCAACTTGAGGTTGGGTAGTTGACCGCCGCCGCTGTCCTTCCAAACACGCTCAAAGCCGGTGCCGCTCCCTTCGGGTGCCGCGGTATCAAATTGCCAGCGTCCAGCAATAGGTTGGTCGTCGTATCGGTAGCGTTGCCCTTTCTTCGGATAGCGAATGATGCCAAGAGGACTCAACTTGGACGAGCCTCCCTTACCGTAGATATGGTCAAGGCGTTCAATCATGTGAGGTATGTCAAAGAAGGTTCCCGCATGAGCAATCATCATGTCGGGGTTGCGTGCCTGTAAAAACTCAATGAAGCCATCATACATTTCGTTTTCCGAAGTGTAGAGTCGTAGTTGGTATTCTGTATCGCGCACACTTCTGTCCCAAAGACCCGCTTGGGCATGAGGTAATGAGCAATTGGTTCGCTCATCAGCCCACGCAAAGACGACGGGTGTGTCAAGGTCGGAGTCAATGACGGCGATGACAGTTGTGAATTTGTCATCACCGGTGTTGCACTCAATGTCATACCACCATTTGCGCGGCTTCCACTTTGGCATCGTAGAGAATTCGTCAATGATATACTGGTCCACCACATCAACATCGCCTTCGTAAGTTCGGGAAAACATTTCGCGCATTCCTTTCTTGTCCCACGGATTGTTTGCGTAGACCTTCCAAAGAGGCGTCCCGTCAATCGCTTCGTAGGTTTCATCGTAATCAATTGACGAACCGGGATACGCGCGGAGCATATGTCGGATACGGAATTCCGGTGTTCCAACGGGTATGAACATGTAGGGATGCCAATCGTGTGTCTCCTGTTCAATGAGCATTCCGTTCTGTCGGTATCGGTAATAGAGAGTAGGTGCTTCATCGTCATGATAGATAGCGTCAACAATCATCAGTATTCACCCGCCCTTCGTTCGGCAAGTAGGGACTTGACTTCATCAGCACACTCTTTGCATAGGTTTGTGAGGTCATCAACATCCTCACCTAAGCACATTGGACACTTACCCCATTTTTGATTGAAAAGGTAGTTGTCCTTATCGCAATCCTTGCAGTAGTAAACATTGTATTCTTTCTCAGTCCCACCGTCAAATATCTTATCTTTCTCGTCAAACACGCGAGGACATACTTTGCATCTGCTGAAACGGTTTACATCTTCGGTCATTGGTCTACCCCCTCTTGGTGCTTGAGGATGAGAAGCGTCGGTGTTGTTTCGGACTCAATCACAAATGCGCTCTTGTCTCCCATGTGGACGATGCAGTCGCCGGAGGGGACAAGCGAGAACAACTTGGGAGCATGAGAACCAAAGGTGGCTTCGCAAAATCCCTTGAAGTCTGTGTCAATGTCAGCCTGCCGACTCATGCGGGAACCTCGCTTGGTCCCAGCCGTGATGGTGAGTTGTCCGTCATCAACAGTGATTCGGACAGGCGCGTCCTTACCGACAACTTTTGACATGCTTTCCAATCCCTTGAACGATTCCATCGTAGAAGTCCCATGACATTGCAGATTCGCGCGACCAAGAGTTGACCACTGATTCTCCGTTGCGCCTTTGATTGCAATCGTAGCGCGAGGAACCGTGCTGTTGGAAATGATGTCGGAGTAGGTCGGAGTGCTGTATTCGTTGTTCCCGTTCTTGATTGTCAGTTGCGAACCAACATGACGAATGGTCGTCGTTGGTTCCTTTGATGCTTTGAGGAATGCCACCACTTTGTGAACATCGGGAATGAGGATGACGCCAGCATGATAGGTGCTGTCGTTCACCATTGCCAACGGGCATGACTTCCGGCAGAAGTGCGTAGAGATGTCAACCGCGCCGATGAGTTGGAGGTTTTTGATTTCGCAGTGGAGGTCATTGACTCCCTCTCCGAATCCTCCAACGAAAGCGCGCAACATGTCAGTATCAAATGTGCCTTGCGCAAGACTCATTGAGACACCTCTTGACATTTCTTGCAAATTGGAAGCGCGCTATCGTTTCCCAAGCATTCGTAGTTACCGATTGAACCGCATGCTCTTGGCTTGTTCTTTCCTTTGATGTGAATCACCTTCTTACTCATTCTTTCCACCTTCCTTGACGAATCGCAAACAAACACAGTCATGTAAAAAGACAACAACTTCTCCCTCGTGCATGAGCCTTTCTTGGACGACACCTGCACCACAGCATTGTTTACATTGTTTGTCGGGCTTTCTTTCCCATTTGTAGAAAATGCAATCGCAGGGTTCAATGATGAATTCAACATCCACACACTCGCCCCATTCATACACGGGTTGCTCACCGATGATTTCCCCCGTGCCTGCACATTTGATGCAAGCAGGGTTTGCTTCGTATCGGGGTGCGTCTTCTTCACTGACCGGCTCGCCTTTGTTGTGGGCCGGTTGACCTGTTCGTTTCCAGTCGGCCATCACATGTCACCTTCTCGGATTTCGGGAAGTCCAAACCATTGCAGGGATTCGTCTTTCTTTGTCACCATGATGGTGCGTCGCTGGTCAAGGAGGTCGGGGTTGGTTTTGCACTTTACAAACTCAACTTCGTAGCGCGTCTCTCCTGTTGGAGAACCGTCTTCACCGCGAACCTTTTTCTTGTGGAAGTAGAGAATTTGGTTGAGGTAGTTGGAGGTGTGCTTTTCCCACGAAGCCTTCTTGCCAATAACGGTGCCGGACTTGTCTTGCAAGTCCTTGAAGTGCGTCTCAAAGTAGACAGCAACACCAAGCGACATCAGTGTGCGAGCAATGGTGGTGAGTTGGTGGAACCGCGTCGTGCGAATCTGCCAGTTGAAACGAAGTCCGACCTGTTCATGAGGCTTGACCTTGGCACCGATACCATCGGGTGCAGTGCCCAAGTCTTCAATGAACATGCAATTCTTCGCCACTTCATCCCACAAGTCAACAGCAGTGATGAGGACCGAATGCAGTCGTGGTTTATCTCCGGGGCGTGCGGCCCAATCAACGAGCGTCTGTCCAATTTTCATGACACGGCGATGCGTGGCAGGGTAGTCAATGGCTTCTCGCGCTTCTCCATCCTCGTCCAGTGTTTCAAACATGACATTGGGGTTGAGACAACGAATGTTTTGTGCGTGGTCTCGGTGGTGGGTGACACGGGTGGTCTG